AAGGTTACGCCTGCGCTGAAAGACTGGGCCGTGCAGTACGCCTCTGCAGATCTGGCGGGCTTCGAGACCTGGTGCGCCAGCGCGCCCGTGGTCGTGAACGGCACGGCAGTAACGCCTGCCGGTGCACCTGTCATCGCAGACGGGGGTCTTACTGCTGATGAGATCATGGCGTGCTCGGCCACCGGCGTCTCGCAGGAGGCGTTTCTCGCAACAAAGCTGGGCAAAGCCCCTGCAAAGAAGGGGGCCTGATCCATGGCAAACCTGACCAAAGACCGCGTCACTGCCGAGCTGGCATCGGGTGGCAAGACGTTCCGCGACCCACTTGCGGCCAATGCCAAGATCTTCATGGGGTCCATGGTGGGCCTCGATGCCACGGGCAATGCGGTCCGCGCGGCCCCTGCTGTCACACGGATGCGCGGTGTCGCTGTCGCGGGCTCTGACAACACCGGCGGTGCAGCAGGTGCTGTAACCGTCGAGATCAAGCGCGGCGTGTTCCAGTTTCCCCAGACCGGGCTGACCCGCGCGCGTATCGGCACGACCGTGTTTGTCGTCGATGACAACACGGTTGGCGCCACCGGCACACTGATCGCAGGCAAGCTTCTCGACATCGAGACGGCGGGCGCCTGGGTCGAAATTCTGTAAAGGATCCCACAGATGCAAACCACTGCAGCCAGCGTCGCGGCGCTCAATCTCGCATTTACGACTGCATTCAACACCACGCTGTTCGGTGCGGAGACCACGTATAACCGCATTTCGATGACGGTGAATTCGACCACACGCACGCAAAGCTATCCCAAGCTGTCGGAAATCCCCGGCATGCGTGAATGGATTGGTGACCGCGTTATCAACCGGTTCCAGATCGACGGCTTCCAGATTACGAACCGGAAGTTCGAAAACACCATTGCGGTGTCGGTTGATGATATCGAGGACGATCAGGTCGGCATGTATGCGACGCTGGCGGCTGATTTTGGGCAGACGGCGGCGGAGCTGCCGGACGATCTGGTCTGGGACAAGCTGGCCGAAGGCTTCACCACCGCGCATTATGACGGGCAGAACTTCTTCGACACAGACCACCCGGTCGAAGACGCGGACGGTGTCGAGCAGTCGGTATCCAACCTGACAGCCGGTTCCGGCCCCGCGTGGTATCTGATCGACACCAGCCGCGTGATCAAGCCGCTGATCTTCCAGGACCGTCAGGCCCCGACCTTCAAGGCGCTGACCGATATGTCTGATGCCAATGTGGCCCTTGCGGATGAGTTCATGTGGATCGCCAAGCGCCGCTGCGCTGCGGGCTTTGGTGCGTGGCAGACCGTGCATGCGTCCAAATCGGCACTGACACCCGCGACCTACGCAGCCGCACGTCAGGCAATGCTGGAAATGCGCGGCCACCGGGGCCGCAAGCTGAACCTGCGCCCGAACCTGCTGGTGGTCAGTCCTGCCAATGAGGGTGCGGCCCGCGAGATCCTGCTCAATGAGCGCGATGCAGCCGGTGCGACCAACTCGTGGCGCAACACTGCCGAGCTGCATGTGGAAACCCGTCTGCGCTGAGCAGGGGTCGACTGAAGGAGCGGTCCGGCTGGACCGGACCGCTTTTGTCAACCGATCCAACAGGAGAAAATCATGTCTGACCGAGAAGATCTGGAAAAGCAGGCCGTCGCACTTGGCGTCGAATTTGCGCCGAACATCGGCGACAAGAAGCTGGCCGCACGTGTGAAGGCCGCGCAGCAAGAGGCTGCCGGTGTGAGCGATGACGCTGCTGTGAGCGATGACGCCGGGGCTGACGAGAACCCTGAGGCTGACCAGACCGCTGATGCAAGCGAGCAGGATGGCGGGGAAAGCGGGTTCACGGTTCTGTGTGCCGTGGCCGAAGGCCGCCGCCGTGCCGGTCGCCGCTGGCCCGGTGGGGTGACGCATGTGTCTGCCGAGGAGATGACAGACGGGATGCTGGCCGAGCTGCTCGCCGATCCGCTGCTTCAGGTGACACCGCCAGCCGAAGAATAACCCCCCAGAGAGGGGAGCGTCTGGTCTGGGCCGCAAGTCCATCAGCACCCATAGACCGCCGTTTAACCGGCGCAGGGGACCTCATGTAGATAGGCGCTGAAGCGCACGCTCCCAATTATTAGGATATTTCACCGTGACCTATGCCCTGATCACCGATCTGAAAGCGACGATCCCTGCGCGGGATCTGCAGCTGCTGTCTGATCTGGACGGGGCGGCGGGTGCGGTGGATGATCTGCGCCTTGAGGCAGCGCTGCGCGATGCTACCGCCGAGATCAACGGCTACATTGCAAAGGCCGTTAAACTCCCCCTTGAAGACCCGCCTGACATGCTGCGCGTGGTGTGCCGTGATCTGGCGGTGCACCGGCTTTATGCAAATGTGGGCCGTGTGACCGAGACACAGGACAAGCTGCGCGAGGCCGCGATTGCCTACCTCAAAATGGTGCGCGATGGCAAAGCGTCGATCGGGGATGCGGAGGGCGGCGCCGAGGTCCAGACCTCCGAGGGCGCTGTCAGCATTGAAGGCCCGGACCGTGTGATGACCCGCGACAGCCTGAGGCGGTTCTGATGGCTGTCACCCTCACCGCTGATCTGGATCTGACAGGGTTTCGGGCTGTCATCGGCGCTTATACTCAGGCGGGCGAAGATCTGACACCGCTGATGGATATGTGCGGCGCGCTGCTGGAGACATCGACCAAGGACCGCATGCGCGATACCAACGTATCGCCGGAAGGTGTGCCGTGGTCGCCCTCGTTCCGGTCTGTCTTTGATGGCGGCAAGATCCTGCGGGACACGGGGCGGCTGGCGGACAGCATTACCCATATCGCCGGGCCTGTTTCAGTCGAGGTCGGCACCAATGTGATCTACGCGGGCATCCATCAGACCGGCGGGATCATCACGGCCAAGGCCGGATATGCACTGGCCTTCGCCTTTCCGGGCGGTGGCTTTGCGGTGGTCGAGGATGTGAGCATCCCGGCGCGCCCCTATCTCGGCATCTCCGAGCAGGACCGGGACAATATCACATCAGCTGCTGTGGACTACTTTGATGATGCGGTGGCGCGATGAAAGCGGGCATCCTCGATATCGCGCCGATTGCGGCTGCTCTGCGGGTGGCCATGCCGGATCTGGTCGAGGTCGGCACCGCCGGTTCCTTTGGCGCGCTGACCCGCGAGACCATGCGCTGGCCCTCGGCCTACATCATTCCGCTGGCGGAATCGCCCGGGCCCAACCGCTATGAGAGCGGCAAGATCCTCAGCCAGCGTGTCTCTGCCCGCTTTGGCGTGGTCTGGGCCGTGCGCGACATCGGCGACCGCACAGGCTCCATCGCGAACGGCGATATCCGGGCTGTGCGTCTGGCGGGCCTGATGGCGATCTGCCGGATTGAGCCGCCGGACGCGGAATCGGCCTGCGAGCCTGTCTCGGGCAAGCTCGTGAGCACCATCGACCGCACCGGCCAGATGCTCTGGCAGGACGATTTCACCGTCACACTCAACCGTCACATTCCCCTCTGAGGATTATCATCATGGCAAGCACCAAATCCCGCCTTATCCGCACACTTTCCGGCACCCGCACCGTCACGGCTGGCATCCCGTCCTTTGCCACGGCGACCGACATGCTGGTGCGCGATCTGACCGTGCGCCGCCTTGAGGGCGATTATGAGGCCCAGAACTTCGTCTCGGGCTTTGAGGGCGCGCAGGGCGACCGGCTCTATAACGTCTCCATGGGGCTGGACTTCATGGTCGATGCCTCATTGCCCGACGCGGGTGACGCGCCGCTCTATGGCGAGCTGATGAAGGCCTGCGGGCTGACAGAGACCGTCACGGCGGGCACCTCGGTCAGCTATTCCCTGACGCCCGAAGGCACGCCCAAGGGCGAGATCGCGTTTCAATACGTCGACACGCTGACCTCGCAGGTGAGCGACAAGGCCCGCGGTGCGCTGAGCTTTACCGCAGAGACCAAGAAACCGCCGATGATCGGCTTCAAATTCATGGGCGAGCATTATGACGGACAGGCCACCGTTGCCACGTCACAGGATTTCTCCGACTGGCCGGATGCGCCGGAATGTACCCCGCGCAACATGCGGGCCTTCACCGTGGACGGGGTCGCGCTGTGCCTGCAGAGCTTTACCTTCACGGACGGGCGCGCGCCCATGCGATCGAAGTTCATGAACTGCGACGGCACGGACATCACGGCGCGCAACGTGACGGGCCGGATGGTCGTCCAAATGGTCACCGCCGCCACGATTGACCTGATGGCGATGTGCAAGAGCGGGGCCAAGCAGGCGATTGTCTGGGAAATTGGCAACGGCACCGGACGTGCACTGCGCGTGGCAGCCCCGGCGGTGCAGCTGAAATACGGCGGCGAGCAGGACATCAACGGCGAGATGGGGATCGCGATTGATCTGGTCTTTACCTACGACCAGGGCGACGACGAGTTCGCGGTCACGTTCAGCTGATGGGAAAGACAGATCCTGTAGCTGATAACCGATGCCCGGACGGTGGAGCTTGTCACCATGAATGTATTTCGACCTGTTTCAGGGTTGGCTGCTGTGGCCCTCTCTCCGGCGTTTATCCCGATGATGAATGGCCGCTGTCAGTCCGGTTGTCCCAACTGCCAAACACCCCTGAAAACTAGCCTTAAGGAGCTGCTAAATGAGCTTTCTCTTCACTGAAAACCACGCATTCGACTGGCCGGTCATGATCTGCATGCCGAAAGCAGGCGGGCATGACGAGATCACGGTCACGGGCCGGTTCGAGACCATGGATGACGTCGATTTCTTTGCGCCCGGCGAGGACGTGCAGTCCATGAGCGCGTCAATTGATCTCGAGATCGCCCGGCTGATGGAAGTGTTCAAGGGCTGGAAGGAGGGGGACGTGCTGGATGTGAACAGCGCGCCACTGCCAGCAACACCTGACAACATCCGCAGGTTTCTGGGCAGCCGCCCCGCCCGGCTGGCTGTCACTGCCGCCTATTCCGAGGCCCTCTCACCCAAAAAGGGATACCGGGCAAAAAACTCCGCGCCGCCGCCGTCCTGATCTGGGGACGCGCGGCGGTCAGTGAGGAGATGGTGAACGATTACGCGGTCCTGAAGCGGGTCGATCCGGATGAGGCGAGGGAGAAGCTAATGGCGATAGAGGGATCACAGGTGGCGGAGATGGTGCTGCCGATCACATTCCGGCCTGCCATCGAGCTGGCCATTTACAGCCATGATCAGCTGCGCAGCGTCGCGGGCATGAGCGCTCTGGCGCATCTTTCGTTTGACCAGACGGCGGTTGAAGCGGTGGCGCGGATGCACGCGATCAAGGTGACGCCTCAGGTCGCGCGCGATCTGGCGGTGCTGCAAGCCGAGGGGCTGCGGATCCTGAGGGACGCAGCATGAGCCAGTTGGAAACCTCCCTCATCCTGACCGGCGACGCGCGCGGGCTGATTGTCGCCACCCAGCAGGGCGAAGCCGGTCTGAAGAGGCTGGATGCGGCCACCGCCTCTCTGGGTACGGCTTCAACCCGGGTGTCCTCTGAGCTGAGCAGATTTACGGCGCAGGAAGGTGAATTGGGCCGTGCTGCGGATCAGACCACGACGGCACTCCAGCGACGCATCAACAGTCTGGTGAGGATCGACGCCTCGCACCAGAGCGCGCGGCAAAGTGCCTCTGTCTTCAATGTCGAGCTGGACCTGTCCCGGCTCAGGTTTGACGCGCTGCGCAGCTCAATTGATCCGGTATACCGCTCGTCGATGCAGTATTCGGCAGCGCTTCAGGAGACCCAGCGTGCCGTTCTTTCCGGTGCTGCGACGCAGGCGGAAGCCAACCGCGTCCTTGCCCTTGCAGAAACGCAATATCTGGCGACAGGCCGGGCTGCCGCCGGGATGTCGCAGATGGGCGGCGGTGCGTCCGGTCAGCTGGGCAATATCTCGGCGCAGTTCAACGATATCGGCGTGATGCTGGCGGCGGGCCAGAACCCCCTGCAGCTGGCGCTGCAGCAGGGTACCCAGCTCATTCAGGTGTTTGATAGCATGGGCAGTGGCCTTGAGATTTTTCGGGCGATCAGAAGTTCGCTGCTGGGGCTGCTCAGTCCGGTTTCACTGGTCACGATCGGTGTCATCGCGGGCGGTGCGGCACTGCTGCAGTGGGCGATGGCCGCCGATGAAGCTGACGAGCAGGCAGAACGGTTCGCAAACGCCTTGAGTGCTGTGAAGGAACAGTCAAGCGAGGCCGCTTTGGAGCTCGAGGTTTTGC